GATCTTCGAGGTGTTTCGTGTACCAGAACAGGTTACGCCAGGCGACATCCCGAGCCGCAGCCGGGAACTCGCGCGACAGCGCCAGCTCCTCGCAATACTGCGCGCCGCGTTCGCGGAGGGTTGGATCAGTTGAGTGCCAGCCGGACGTCGCGATTTCAGCCTTCAGATACCAAGCAGCCGGATCTTCAGTCCCGATATACCCAAGACCTTGTAATGCGTAAACGAGCGCCGCCTCGTGCTGGCCCGCCAAACGAGCTTGGCGAGCAGTTTCGCAAAGCAATCCCGCATATTTCAGCTTTGCATCAGCCGAGGAATCTGTAGAAAGCGATGAATGCTCGGTCATATTCGATCAGCTTCTCCCACCGACGATCCCTCTCTACCGCATCCGCCCACGGTTTTACAGTCGGGGTTTCCGGCCGCCCGTAGTCGTCCAGGCCAATGATCGTTCGAGAGGTCAGCACCTTTGCCCCCTCTAGCTCGTCGAGGACCGGGCCGAGCAATTCGTCGACGTCCAGGTCGAGCCATACGAAGCTCAACGGCGCACAAAGCCGGCAAGCGGTTTTTCGAGCGTCTCCCTTAACGACGACCAGTGGCAAAACGTATGCCCATTTTTGCAGGTCTTCCTCCGCTTCAGGAGCGTCGTCATAGCTCCCACCGATGTGATTGCGATACTCGGGCGCGAACCCCTTAAACGTGTCGAATGCGTAGACCGCTTTGCCATAGTGAAGCGCCTTCACGCACCAGGCGAACTTGATCGACATCGTGCCGCGGTAGCAACCAAACTCCGCAATGTCGCCGGGAATATCTAAGGACTTCTCAAACAAAGGCCAGATGACTTCGAGGTTCGCCTCGGTACGCAGGTTCAGGATGCTCTGTGGGACGATGTCCACCGGACCTCAGTCCTTTTTGTGGAAACCCTTAAGCGTCTGCGCGAGGCGGGCACGCCGCGCGAGGGTGGGGTTATCCGAGTGCGCAGCCTTAGCGAGCTTCCCAGCCGGGATCTTCTCCCCCTCCGGGACACCTAGCTGTTTATGCAGAGCTCCAGGATGTTTGATGGCCCCCTGGATCCACTTGCCCCCATCCGCCATGCCCCCATCCGCCATGCGGCCGCCGCCGCAGCGCCGGCCAGGCCGGTCGAGCCGACGGCCGGACTTCTCGCCCTCGCCGTCGAGCTCTTTCTTCTTACGCTTCTTTGGTGCAGCCATGATCACCAACAGTAGATGGTGAGGAGCGCCAGAGGAGACATGATCGTTGCCTTTCATGTCAACGCCCAACACAACTATATGTTGTGCTACCGCTCGAGCAAATCGTTATCCGCTTTGTGCGCGCCAGCCTCTCGAACATGCGCCGCCTGCGTCAAAGGTGCCCGATCGGCGCCGACCCCGCCGCCGCGCTTGCGGCCCGGCCGGTCCATCCGGCGATGGCTCTTGTGACCCTCGCCCTCCACGTGCTTGCGATGCCGGGCCCGGCCGCCGCGGGCTAGTCCCACTGCGCCGCCGTTCGCGCGCTCTTCTTTTTCTTCCTTCTCTTCCTCGCGCTCTTCCTCTTCCTCCTCCGCACGGCCGCCACGCTTCAGCGCGACCGCGCCGCCGTCCGCATGGTGGTGCACAACGTGGTGCTTCCCGTGATGGTGACTGACGCCGCCGCCGTGCGCGCGGGCTACCGCACCGCCATCCGCGCGCTCGTGCTCTTTCTTCATGCGACCACCGTGACGCCGCTTCTCACCCTCGGCTTCCTTCACGACATTGCTCTCACCCGTATAGTCGAGCGCCTTTTTCCCTTCGTGCTCTTCCTCAGTCGAGCCGCCGCGACGGTAATGATGGTGGTGAACCGTGTGGTGATGACCTCTCGCCATCGCCCTGCTCCTCTTATAACTGGGGGCCGACCTTTGGTCCCCGGGTTCTCACTCGGCGATCCGCGCCGACCGGTCCCGCGAATTAAATGACCGCGGGCGGCCTGGGACCCGCTCCCGAGGGGGCGAGATGTTTTGACTCAGTCCTCGTCGTCTTCGTCCTCTTCGTCCTCTTCGTCCTCGTCGTCCTCGTCGTCCTCGTCTTCGTCCGGCTCGGTGTAAGGACCCGGAACCTCCTCGTGCTCCTCACCCGGCGGATGATGCTCTTCCGACATGCGCTTAACCAACCTTAGCTCGCTGTCGTTACCGGCTCGTTGGTGACTGTGTACGCGTTGTCGTCGACATTGTTAATACAAAGCGTCTGATAGCGCGCCGTGGTGCTCGCCGCACCCGCAGCCACCCCATTCACTGTCACACCCGTCGCACCCTTGACGGTCACCACCCCGGTTCCAGCCTGGTGCAGCTTGGTTTCGTAACCGCGAGTGAGACCCTGTGGGATCGTCACATTCACCAGCGTGGCCGCCGTGAAGCTCACCCGCTTGCGGTTCTCGCCCACACTCTCCGCACCCGGCACATATGCCCCGCCGCTGCTGCTCAACGTATATGCAGTCGCTCCGACAATCACCAGCCGATCAAACGGGCCAATAACAGGTCCTTGTGCCATCTACGACGCGTCCTTCTTTAACGGAACCACGTTGGCGTGCTTCTTCGCCCACGCTTCGAGGTACTCGGCGGCGGCGCGGAGACGCAAGGGGTCGTCGTCGAACCGCCCTAACCCATTGTTACACTGCCCACAGAGAAGCCCGCGAACGTCACCTGTTTCATGGTCGTGGTCAACGGCAAGTCGCCGAATCGTGCCTTTGAATAAAGAACTTTCAGGCCGACGACAAATTGCGCACAGACCGTCCTGCTCCGTCATCAGTCGATTGTATTCATCAACGCTGATGTCGAATTGCATCAGGTTGTAGCTCTTTTGCGGTTCCGCTTCATGGCCGGCGCGCTTCGACCACTGTAACCGCCACATCGCGTTGCCAGGACCCAGCGGCTCGAAATCGGTGTAGTCACCCACGTCGGAAAATCGGATCAACATCGGATCGAAGGTTCGTAACCGCCACATCGCGTTGCCAGGACCCAGCGGCTCGTCATACCGCTCGCGCATTAGCATGTGATCTACCGTCGGTGGCTCACCAACGTCTCTAACGAATTCTTCCAGAGTATTCCAGCCAACGATTTGCGGATTCGCCTGAATATCTTTCCAAGGAGCGCTGCGTTGGCGCCGAGCCGTCTTCCAATTCGGATCGCGCTCGCTGCCTTTGCCCGGAAGAACGCCAGTGGCCGCCGCCTGCCCATAAGCTGCTGCCGCCTCTTCCTTCGTTTCAAATTTTCCAAGGAAATGCTGACGACCATTGCGGGTGATCATTGCCACCCATTTCGCGTCTGATTTGCTCCAGCTGACGCCTTTGTGTCCACTCTTGTTGAGAGTGTTCACCTTCATCGTCGCGGAAACCTCAGCTTGAGTTTTCTCCGCGAGGTTTTCAAACCGCACGTCAGCCCGAACCTCGTTCAGCTGCACAATTTTCCCGATCGGCCAGACACCGCGAACATAGGCCCAAGCCAGCCGCGTCAGATAGTGCATATGACCATCGAGCTTCACAACCAAGCGCCCACCTGGACCAGGGTATCCCGCTACCGCGCCCAAAGCCGTGCGAGGTTGCGCGATCTTCCAAGTGAACACCCCAGTGTCCGGGTCGTAGCCGAGCAACTCCCGGAGTCTATCAATGGACAGCATTCCACTCGTCATATTCCTCTCCCGCATTTTTGCTCGGGCGGAATATAACTGATATACCGCAGGATGCAAGCGATAAAGTTCTGCTACCATCTTGTTTCGGGATGTCCTCGCTAACCCATTGTTTTACTTATGATGTTGGGTTAGTACCAAACCCGGCTCTCGGATTGTAGTAGGAGAGACTATATCTTTCGTACCCTTTTACAAGGAGGTTGTCGGTGGTAAATTCGACCTCCATCGACATCTCAAAAGGGATGCGCTCCATGTAAGCGAAGCCTGGGACGTTGGTGAGGAGGAACCAGGCGAAGGGCGAGGTGAGATAGTCGCTGACGAAGTAGCCTTCCTTGAGGCCGCCGGTGGTGGAGCGGATGGCGTTGACATCGTTGTCGCCGGTGCCGGGCCGCATGGGGCTTTCGAGGAGGCGGATAGCGATGGGCTCGAGCTCGGGCGGGATCAGGAGCATTTTTGCCCGGGCGTAGAACTTCAAGGCGGCTTGATCGACAAACTGTCGACGGATCTGGATCATCGCCGACAGCAGTGTCGTTTCCGAGAGATCGGCCGGCACGGTGAAGGCGTTTGAATAGGTACCGCCGTCGATCGGATGCGCGCCCGAGAACAGCGGCTGTTGATCGCCGCCGATGGCTGCCTGATAGACAAATCCGAGATTGAATACCGAGAAGCCGTAGATTTCCTTCGTCTGATTAAAGGACTCTTGCAGGCCGAGGTTCGACGGATTGAACTGACTCTCGTAAAGACTGTCGTCGATTGCCGGCCGGGTAATGGCATAGCCAAGCGAAATTTCGGTGTGAGACTGGTTCCACACGAAGCGCTCGCCGGCCCGATTGTCGAAGGTGGTGGTACCGCCCTCGTTTTTGAGGCGAGCAAGCGGGAGGTAGCGGTTTTCGGCCGTGCGCTCGACCGCCTGCTCGGATTTGATGTACTGGAAGACCTTGTCGTACTGGCGAGGAATCTGCTGATATTTTCCAGTGATGGCGCGCAGGCCGGGGAACAGGAGATCACGGATTGAGGAGAGTGCGACTGGCATGTGCGATCTCCCTCAGATACCGGTTAATTGCGAGTAGAACTGGTTGTTCCACGCGACAAGGACATTGTTATAAGCCGACGTGGTATCGGTGCCATTGGCACCAGGCGGATCAGTTTGCAGTGCCATGATCCGGAACGGGAAGGTCGCCGTCACTGCGGGCGTCACGTTCAGATCGATGTAGGCACCTGACAACTGGGCGGGGACATTCGCCGTCCCGTTATTGAATTGGGCATTCATGCCGACCATGGCCTGGGTTGCGGCGGCTGGTGTGCCACCGCTCCAACCGGTCTGAACCCAGAACTGAACGTTCGGATCGTCGATCACGAAGGCTTGCACGATGCCGTTCGTGATCTGATCAGCCCCGGGAAAGGATGGGCTGATGACCATGCTCCGTTGAGAGGCCGAGACATACTGGCAGCCCCAGAAGATCCCGAGCGGTGGAGTGGTGCCGGGGGCAAGGGTGTCGATATAGCCCGATGACAGCATCACGCAGATGTCGCCGCGGTAAA